TATTCAAAATGAGGCACAGGTCGTCAGGTGCGCCGTTCTTTCGATGGCGAATTCCTACGGCACACATTTGATGTTGCCACACCCCAGACGCTTCGCAGATGCCCTGCTTGTCGCGCGTCGAAGTGAATCCCTGAGATGACGCCAGCGTCACGGGATAGCCCGACTCCAGTGCTGCTGCAAGTTCAGCCCACGAGCGGACGGCGACAACGTGACGCAGCGGATGCTTCTTCGCCTCGGCGTCTAGCCTGCCGTTGTCGTTCTGCCCGCCGCAGCCGTACGCGCCATACTGCTTCGCACGCTCGCCGGAATACTCCGTGAGATCCGCAGACGGATACTTCTGGCGATAGACCACGCCAAACTCACGCAAGAACTTTGCGGCACCGAATCCCGTGGCACCGTCTGAGAATCCGCCGTAAGGCTGGGCACCGTCGCCCGGCTTGCCTCTCGCTTCGACACGAGCACCGCCGTACAACGCTTCCGTCGCCGGCATCAGCGGCGGCTCTGGAAGTTTGCCAAGCGAAAATGAGACAGCCTCAGAAATCGCTACCGCATGAGCTGCTCCCCAGCTGACACAATCGCCGATTTGTTGCCTGCCAACTACAAACGGCTTTCCGTAGCGTGCTCGATGTGCCGCATCCAGTTGCCGATACAGAAAGACATCGACGCCTTTGGCTTCCTTCATCGCCTCGGCACCCGCCTGGCTGAAGAACTTCTCGTCACCGAGCGTGGCGAGAAACTGCCGCGTACCCTCTGGGTCTGGCGTATATCCGAACTGCCCGTCAATCCGTGCGACAACGCGGTGCGTGGCACGCTCCACGAGCGCACCCAAAATCGCCATGACGACGACGAATCCGACGGCACCGATAGACCAGCGGCTACTTCGTGACATCGGCAGCAGCCCTCGCAAGGTCACGAAGTGCCGACACCCACGCCGCCCTGCTCTCTGGCGTCACAGGACCGCCGGAAGCACCAACGGCGTCGTCTAAGAACTTGTGCACGGCTTCCCTGACGTGCGGCTGGCGAGCACCGATGCTGTCGCCCTTGCAGCGAGCCTCACGGGCTGCGATACGCAGTTCGTCAAAGGCGACGCCGGTCTTCAGTCTTTGGTCGTGCAGCCCATCGTATTCGATGCAATCTGCGAGTTCTGAGCACAAGGCGGATAGGGTTGAGGCGTCCGAACTGGCTCGCTCTCCGATGAATTTTCCTTTGAGCGTGAACGCATCCGGCGGCACTGGTGCCGGTGCAGGCGTAGGGATCGAGCGGCTCGGCATGAACGCAATCGCCGCAGCCACGAGCAACGCCAACACGGCGACGTGCTTGCCGTCGATCGTCGGCATCTTTGCCGTAGCGACGAACGCCTTCGCCTTCTCGGCGATCTGCTGACCAGCCAGCAAGTAGACGGCGAACGCCACGAGTAGAGCTGTGATCACGCGGAAGCCCTCACAAGAGGCAGTAAGGATTCAATAGCGCCAGATGCCAGAGCGAGCACGAACGCCCGCAGGGCAGGACGCAAGATTGCCCAGAACGGCCACGCCACCAGCGGCAGGCACGACACGGCTACCGTGTCGAACAGGACGGCGACAGCCTCCAACGCCAACGCTTTCTTGTCGGCACCAGAGAGCGTCGATACGCCGTCGAGCGACTTCACCGAGAGCCGAAGCAGGGCGACCATCAGCCGCCCGAACTCCTGCCACGTCAGACCATCCGCCGCCGTGCGCCGGGCATCGGCGAGGAACGACGATATTTGTGCGTCGATGACGGCGACGGCGGATGGATTGTCTGCCATGCCGCCAGACTAGGGCGGCTGGACGGAATCCTAGACCGGCTCTGCCCGTTCCTGCTCTCGGTGCAATACGAGAGCGATAGCCGCATAACAGGCGATGTCTTGTAGCGTGTCTTCCACGCCGTCAAACTCGCATTTCCCACGCCGGAAATACGCTTTGAGTCTGTGCATCTTGTCCGAGATCCGCAGGATGCAGCCTGCCCACGCTGGCATATTCACAACGTCGGCACTGTTGCGGATGTTGCTCAGTGCGTCCTCGTCAATTCCGTAATCCATTGTTTTCCGCAGGTGCAGCGCCCGCAGTTCATCGAGCACCGCGAGGAACTCACGGGAGCCGGGCCGGATGTCGTCGCTCTGCTTGGCGAGGATGCTGTCACCCGTCCACCGGATGTCGTCCGGTGCTGCTTCCATCTCTCGCTGTCCTTGCAAGATCCAATCAGCCGGGATCTGCTCTTCTCTCTCGGCGTGGTACTTCTCGGCGCTCGCCTGCGTGATCTCACGCCACCGCTCCGGTGCGTCGTCCTTGGCGTGGCACTTGCCGCCGTCGCAGCAGCCGCCGGCAAGGCGAGTCTCCACCGCTGCCCGCAGTTGTGCGTTGCTGCTCTCTAAATCCGTAAGAAATCCTTGCATCTTTTTCCTTTCGATTAGAAGGCGAGCGACATCCGCCGCCAGCGATCCCGATGTGCCGCACCACTGCCCCTGATAGCGATACGCTCGCTGGCGTGCCTCGGCGATGTACTCGTCAGTCAATTCGTAGTCCATGCGTCAAGCCTTCACGCCTGCGACGTGCATGGACGACAGCCCGCCGGCGTGGTCGTAGAAGAACGTCTCCATTGCCTGCCGTGAGCCGATGAACCCGTTGACGCTGTGCCAATCGTCGGGCGGGCAGAGAGCCGGTGCCGTGCGAACGATCACGCCGTCGAGCGTCTCGATTGGTCGCTGCCACTCCGCAGCCTGCGAGTGGAAGTGCCCAGTGTGCCATTCACGATACGGGCACTCGCTCCACTGGCGGGACGCTTCGAGCGCCATGATCTGCGGCAGCTTTCGCTTGGCTCGATGCCCGTGAGCGAAGCCCAGCAGATTGCGACCGTGCGTCAGATACTGCCGCCCGGTGAAGTCGGGCTTGATGGTCACTCGCTTGTGACCACGGAATCGCTCGTGCATGATCCGCTGGAACGTCCACGTCAGCACTTCGTCGTGGTTGCCGTTGACGATCACAACGTCGGTCGGCACCGTCTCAGACGACAGCGAGATGATTGCAAGCAGCGTATTGCAGCCCACCTCGATCATCTTCTGAAGCCGCCCGTCACGCTCCAGCGGTGTACCACTTGTGGTACTGCCGTCCGGTCGGTCGTAATGGAAGAGATCGCCAACGAAGGCAATCGTGCGTCTGGTGGGATTGTGGGCATTGCCCACCGACAGCAGCTGCGAGCCAGTGTCGCCCACCAGGCGGGCGGCGTGGTCAAGGTCGTAGTCATCGCCGCCGGTCGTGCCGGCCCATGCGTACTTGCCGAAGTGCGGATCGGCGACAACCAGCACCTGCCACAGTCCGTCACGCTTCGGCTTGGCATATACCTGTTTGGGTATAGCCCGCCGAATGTCCTTCTTCGCACCGTCAATCATCGCCGCCACGACTTCCCGTGTTGTCGGCCCGCCTTTCGGCTTGAGCCGCACGAACACACGATGCAGTTCGATGCTGCCGCCGTCGCCGTCGCCGCACTCCCACTTGGTCGCCTCGCTGGCGGCGATCTCAAAGCGGCTCATGTCTGCCTCGATGTGCCGCAGCAGATCTTCGACGGTCTTGATGCGTCGGCTCGTGGAGCGTGCTTCGAGCGTGCTGCCGTTCTGCGACTGCGTGACTTGCTCTGTGTCGGGGTTGGCAGCTGCGGCTTTTGCCACTTGATCCTTGGCGATGTCTAGCGCGACATCGTCTCTCAGGCTTTTTCGAGCCATGCAAGCACCCCCTGCGTGCCGACGTTGGAAATCCCACGAGCACGCATGTTGTTCGAGATCGACCGGGCGAGCGTCTTTTTGCGCGTGCCAAGCTCGCCGGACTGCCACGCTTTTTTGAGTGCTTGCAGTTCGTCGAGGTGCTTTGGATCGACTCGATCCCACCAGCAGGACGGACCATGCCGCACCTCAGACATCTCTCTGCGGACGTCTTCGAGCAGCCCGCCGCTTCGGCTTTTCGTCGTCACGAGTTCCCTCCTTTTTGCGCAGGTTGATCCACCCGTCATCGTCTGGGATGCCGCCGCCGGCGTTGTCCTCGTCGTCGTCCAACTCCGGCGGCAAGATCACCGCCTTTGCTGGTGGCTGCGGCGGCGTGTGCTTGGCGCGTCCCATGCCACCTAGCGTGGCAGCACTGTCAAGCGGATGGCGTGACCTTGCCCCACTTCCCCGCCGGGCACTCCTGATCCGCCCACGACAGCTTGCTGACGTAGCCCGCAGCCCGTGCCACCGGGCACCCGCACAGCTGGCAGGCGTTGTCCTTGAGATGCTCGCACGTCAGGCAGATGTCATGGCGTCGGATGATCTCGGCGTCATCGCACATGGGCAGCCCGGCGGCGACGTGCGAGGCGGCGGCGGATGCGAAGTTCTTGATCTTGGTCAAGAACGAGGGAGCGTCGGTGCGGGCGAGGTCGGGTAGTGGCGGTGGTGGCGGCTGCGGCTCATGGCCCGGCTTCGGCGTGCGTGGATACGCCGGGTGCTCCACGTCAATCGTCCACTCGTCGCCGTCCTGCGAGACGACGCACGGCAGCACCTCGTCAAGCGTGTAGCCACGCTCGACGCAACGGGCTTCCAGGTGGGATTTGTTGCATTTAATCATGGGAGTGGGTTAAACGAAACGGATATAGAGCCTCCACGCGCAGCAAAACCGTAGCTACCGCCACCGCTTATCTGTAACGGAACTACAGACTGCAAATCTACTAATAATGCGCCGCTCGCAGAGACAGCTCCAATCGCTCCGCTACACGCCTCGTAAACACCCACACCGCCGCCAGAAAAGCCGACATTGCCAGGCGTCAATCCGGTGCGATCGCATGCCGTGCTAGCGGCTGTTCCAGTCGTGTTTACTTGCACCTTCACTGAAAACCGAACATCAGATCCAACAGTAAAAAACACAAGTATTATCTGAATTAGTGCGCCGCTTGACGCTGAAATCTGACCAACGTACGCGCAACGTGGCGTTGCACCGCTTACGCTACACACAAGCGAACCGAGGAATCTATTGTCCTTAGCAACAGACCCAGAGCCAGCCACCGACACTGAGTAAGACGCATCAGGGCATTCATAAGACGCAAAAGCAGTCTGATAAAAGCCTGCCGCCGTGCCCTGTGTCCCAATCGCAATGCTTCCAAGGTCGCACAGGTCGCACGGATTCGGGCTGCACGTCGTCCCCACCCCCTTGAACACCTTCCCCGGCCCCTGGCACTCAGACTGCGGTCTGGCCGTACACGTCGTGCCTTCGCAGCACGCGCCATCCGAGCAGCAACCGCAGTTGCCTGCGATCTTGCCGTCCTTGACGATCAGCGATCCGTTTTTGGTGGCGAGTGTCATGTGCAGGCCGTGGTATCAATCCACGCCAATCCGCCGTTGGCGGCGTGCGTGAGCACTTGCTGCTTCGACGCTGAGTAGCCCGTCAGGCTGTGCCAATCCCAGCCGACGAGCACCCACTCATCAGCAACATAAGCAATGAAGCAAACGGAGCCAGATAGCGTGGCGATGTAGTTCTTCGCCGTGTAGGTCGCACCAGAGACGACGGCATCAGTAACCGTTGTCGTGCTGCCTTTCGTCCATGTGCCAGTGAACGTGCCACGAATCAAGCCAGCCTGCATCCGAATCAGCGCCCACGTTGAATTCTTCCACAGCACATGAGCCCCAGACGCCTTGCCGAGATCCGCCGCCTTCAGCTGCACCACGCCACCCACAGCCACTCGCCCGACCTTCCCGCTCTCAATCGGCTCCACAGCGACGCACCACGCCGTCGTGGTCGCAGACGGCGTGCCGCCCTGCAAGACGGGCATTTCCTCGAAGGACGCCGTAGCACCGCCTGCCGACGACGTAGGCGTGATCTCGACTCCCGTGATTGCCAGTACGCCCCAGCGAGCGACGGTGGTGGACGCCTTTGCGTAGCACCATGTATACGGCT